ATACCCGCCACGGGTTCTATCCGTGTCCAGCTTTTCCTCAATGCGCTTTACCGCCTCATTTCTCGCGGTATCAATATCCTTAGCTTTAACGTAACAGATAATCTGGTAGTCAATCGTGGCCGTCCTAGTGGCCGATGTGCCGCCTATCGTGGCGTCCTCTCGGTTCTCGTTTGAGCTTCTAATCAAAACCGCTGGAAACTGCGCGTTACTCAGCTTGTCAAAGTCAAAAGGCTCTCTAGTAACAAGGCTAAACTTGTAGCCTGCCTCTGACGCCTTAATAGTGTTGACCAAATTTATGGCAATGCTTTCTCTGTTGCTCATCGGCTAAAGCCTCGGAAAACGTACTTAGCAAATTCTTCAGTCAACAGCTTTTCGTCGTCGTCATTTAACCCAAAAAACGGCCTTTCCTTGTCCAGCATTGCGGCCTTCCTTGCCTCTTCACCACGGGCAAAAAAGATAGTAGAGAACCGCTCATTATACTTGCTGGTCATAGCACCACGCATATTGCCCGACCAAGTTAAATTAACCTCGCCAGCATTTTCAGGCTTGCGCTTTTGTTTGAGTAGCAGATACGCAGGGCTGTAGGGCTTGAGCTTGCCTCTGTAGCCCTCGCCTTTGTCTAGGCGCTCTTGGATGATGTTAATGCCTAGCAATGCCGCCCTGCTTAAACCCAGCGGTGTGCGCTCCTTGATCTGCTGACGCTCCCGCTCTGTTAGCTTTTTGGCGTCTATAGGAGTGATGCTTGCTTTAACTGTTGGGACAAGACCCATCAGCGATCTAACCTATTCAGAGGCTTTGGCAACTTCTCATCATTCTGAACAGTGCCGTCCTCATCAAAGTCATACTCAACACCATCAGCAAACACCGCCTCAAGCTCCTCGCCATATCGGACGCGGTAGAAGTCTATCATTTGCAGAAAGCGGTCATTATCAACCCAGTTGGTCAGCTTCGGTAATGCGTACTTCCAGAGTACAAGGTAGCTATTGGCCTTCGTCCACTGTGACTCCGTGAGAAGGCTTGTATTGAGCTCCCCAGAATAACCAGTGCGATGCCACCAGCGGTTCCTAATCTCCCGCTCTAGCTCTGCCTGCGCCCTCGCGTGCTCCTCAATAAAGTTATCAATCCCAAAGTCTAGGATGTCGGGGATGATTTCTTGCAGATTCCAGTCAGTAGAGAACGCCATCAGATCACCATTTCACCCGCGCTGCCCAGTAAATAGGATCAAATACTGTCGCGCCTTTTAGCGTGTCGCCGTGTCGGGCATACCACGCTTGTCTCATGGCCTTGTCTCGTGCGCTTTCCCCATCTCGTGGCGGGTAAGTCTTTGCCCCCTGCGCTCCAAACCTGACCAGTTTAATTCTGTCGCCCTTCTTGGCGAGTACCGCATGGCTCTTTGATGGGTGGTTTCTCGTTCGTTTGGGGACGTTGTAATCCTCAAAACGTTCACCACGATAAATAACAGCCATGACTTTACCTAAAGGAAAGCGCCCCCGTAGAGGCGCGTAGTGCCTTAGAGTCCAGCGTCAAAGTACATTTCAACACCGTAAGAGTCATCCAGCTCTGCAACGCCATAGACGGCAGTAGCGTTCAACTCAAACGCACGCAGAGAAGCGTTACGCTCGGTTTCGATGTTGAAGTCGCGCTTCATGGCGATAGCGATAGCCTCGGGAGCAAATACAGCGCCCTTAGCATCACCAGAACCGTCGATGGTCACGTTGGCTGACTCGTAGATGTTGACGCCAGCTACCGTGCCGATAAAGCCAGTACGCATGGCCTCGTTCTGCAAATCACCACCATTGGGGTTTGCAAACGTGTTGGTCATGTTGGCCTTCAACTGGTAAGCCTGATAGGGGTGCAGGACTGCTGAGTATTGACCTGGAGCCTTAGCCGCCTTCAAGCGAGACGCCGCGTTGAAGATGTCAGCAACAGTGATCTCTTGAGTGGTAGCACCCAAAGAAGTGCTGAAGCCATCAAACAGAGCAATAAGGTCAGTGTCCATCTTGGTAGCGATAGCGTTACCCAGAACGGTGCCAAGCTCAGCAGCAGGGTTGCCAGAGCCGAACGCCGCCATATCAGTCAGAACAACTTGAGAGCCAACCTCACCGACGGTGACGGTTACGCTAGAAGTTGAGACTTGAGTTGCAGACATATCAGTGCCTTCCGTGAGGTCAGCCGCCGTAATTGCGGGGTACTTCGGCACCTGTACGGTTTTGCCAGCTACGTTACCGATGTCGTAACGGGTAACGAGGCCCAGCATGATTGACTGCTCCTCAGCAGTGAAACGCGCTTGCAGGATAATATTCGCAAACAGATCGTCTAAAGTTGTTGAAGTAGTTTCATTAGCCATTGCTAAATTCCTTTTAAGTTAGCGGGTTGCTTTCTTTGCTAACTGCATCTCACGGAAAGCCTCACGCCCGCCGTTTTCGTAGTTAGCTAACATTTCAGCCGCCGTTAAGGTTTTCGGCGTAGAACCACCAACTGCCCCCGCTGATCCTGCACCACCTTGTGATGCCTTCACAAAGTGCGGGTTCGTTGTCAAAAAGTCTGCCACCAGTTCTTCAACCGTGAGCAGTTCGCCCTTGTCGTTGTATCGTGGCGTCCCGTTTTTATCAAAAACTTCCACGGTGCCATCTTCAGATAGCGCAACGGAGCCGCGTAACAACTGACTGACTTGCTCAGGGGATACTGCGCTGTTCTTGGCGGCGGCTGATAATAGAGCGCCATCTACTAGCGTCTGCTCTAACCGCGCCTTGTACGCGCTAATCTCCTGATCTTTCTTTTCGACGGTCTGCTTGAGAATATGCTCGAACTCACCACGCTCTTTCTGCTTTTCAATCTCGGCGTTCTGCCTTTCACTCAAAAGCTGGCGTGCTTCGTCCAAGTCAATGCCTTCCAGTTTCTTCTCAAATTGCCGCTGTTGGCGTGCAACTCGATCCGCAACTATCCGGTCAAGTTCTTCCTGCGTGAACGTCTTTACTTCCTGAGTTTCTTGAACGGGTTGCTCAACGGCCTCAGTGCCTTCTACTTCCATGACTTCTTCGCTCATGTGACGAACCTCCAACGGAGTCTGGTTAGTTTATCAAATTACTTGGATTTTTTCTTTTTCTTCTTGCCCTTATGGTACGGCATTGTTGCCTCCTTAGTCTAAAACGGGTCGCCAATGGTGTCTGCAATTATATCCACCTCTGGCTACAAACGCGTCACTTGATGACTTGCCCTTCCATGAGCCTTGCCATATTTCCTCAATTTCTTCCGTGGTGTAGATGTTGCCAACATGATCGCGGCAGAACTGCCTGCTGTCCCGTATGACATCACCAAAATACTTCCACTTAGTTGCTCCTGCCTCTATGCCTGCCCTGACGTTCAGCGTAGCGTCAAACTGCATTAAGCTGTCCTGGGCTATCTGTGTGGCATATCGGCGCATGTTGTTGCCTGTTCTGTCTGAGGCATAGACTGTGTGCAATCGCTCAATGGCGGCTTTTGACTGGGCTGGCGTGCCGTTCTTGGCAACATCAACCAGCCTGTTAATTTCTGCCTGATCGCTTTGCATGTAGACGCCGTTGATCGTCTGCCGAATGCTCTTAACCATATCGGCCTTAGACCTGCCTGTTAGAGTGTTTTGGTACACCTCTGAGGCTATCGTGTCCAAATAGGTAGCGCCAACATCCTCAAAGCCCGCAAAGGTAAGTTGCTGTAACTGCCTAATAACATCCTGGCTTGTCTCGGCAAAGTCGCCGTAATTGTTCAGCATCTCAAGCGACCGAATGGCAACTTCAGGATAGTCATCTAGTATGGACTGCGCCACTACGCCGTATTCTTGCTCAAGGGCTTGCTGTAATTCAGCCCGCGCAGAGATCGCCCACTCAAGGTCAAACAGCTTGCCGTCCTGAGTAGGGGCGTTATCTAGGTAGTCTGCAATGCGAATCTCAAGGCGTTGCAACGCATCCAGCATCCTCGCCTCATGGGAATCTGCTAGATCGTTGAGATAGTCGTCATGCTCTCGCTCTGTTGCCATTATTCAGCAGGCTGTCCAGACTCGGCAACATTTGGCAACAACTGATCGCCGCCCGCCACCTCATTAAGCCCAATCTTTTCGCGCACTTCGTTTGGCGTCACAAGACCCGCATCTATGTGATACTTGTAAATCTGTGTCTTCTCTGAGAAGTCGCCAATGGCTACGGTGTTCTCATTGATCTCATCATGCGCCTGACTGAGGATTTCGTCATCAAGAACAAGGTCAGCAATCTGCTTGTCGATCTCTCTGAGCAAAGTGACAGACTTAACGCCTGATGCTCTAGCCTGTTGCAAGAACTGCAACTCCTGCGAGTAATCACGGAGATCAAACGAATCGGGGTAGTTGATCTCTACCTCATGGACGTTATGCTCCTGCCACTGGCAATAGAAGCTCCACAACTGCTCCTCAGCCAGCTCAAGGATGTCAGCTTTTTCGGACAGCTTGGCATTAAGCATCTGGAACTCCGTCTGCATAGCCACACCGCTTTGTGTAAGCTCCTTAGCGCCACGAACGGCTCCCATGTGGGTCATCCTATTAATGGCGTCTATTTTGTCGCTTATAGAGGCTCTGATGGCGTCTAGGTTGGCCCCTGACGGTTGCATCTGATAAGGCCGCAGTCCTGCGTCTAGATCGTCTGCAATGTTGATGATGGCCCCTGCACCTGCGCTGGCGTCCGTGTCGTAGGTCTTAACCAGTGTCGGGTGGTTAGAAATACGGATTAATTGCTCAATCTCACTGAGCTCCGAATAAATCGCCTTCTGCATATAGGCAACGTCTGAAATATCAGAGACGCCAATACCGCGAACAATCGAACGGTTAGCAGGCAGATACACGGCAGGAATGACTCCGATAGGATTATCAATCTGCTCAATAGTCTCTGCCGTGGCCCCGTCATAGCGGGTTAGCTTAATCGTATCCAAATACCACTCACGGAAATATGTCACCGTGGTAGTGCCGTCAACGCGGTCTACAGACTCCCGCACCTTGAGATAGGTCAGCTCATAGCGGCCTGATGGTTGTCGCTCCCAGCGCCAGTCATAGACGTTCTCAGGGGTGATAAGCGTGACGTATGGCCTAAGCCCCTGGGCCAGCTCCTCTGCCCTTGTGCCTGCGTTGGACTGCGGCTTGTCTATCATGATCCAAACGTGACCGTAGACAGATGACCAAATCTGGGCCTGCCGCATGAAGCTGTTGAAGTTCTGTCCGTCTAGGTCAGCATCAGCCAAGAACTGCTCAAGATCGGGAGAACCTTCCATATTCTGGAAGTTTCTCGTAGGATTTACGCGCCACAAGAACGACGAATAGATATGCACTACGTTGCGGCAGTGGTTATCTATTGGCGTCAACTGTAGGCGGCGGTCATACGCCTTGGAGTCTTCGTTAAGGTATGCCGTGAGGTAGTTCCCTTCTCGGTAATCAGCACCGCCCATGTAGCTTCGTAAATAAAACTCCCAGCGGCCTACGTTGTTCTCGTAGTCTGGGTGCTGGTACTCAATATCTATCTTCATCAAGTCCACCGTTGAGGCGCAGGAGCCTCATATTGCTTGCGGATGGGGAATAGGTAGTCAACTGCATACCCCAGCGCGTCATTCATGTGATCGAAACCGTCTTTACTAACCTGACTGGTTCCTTCCTTGTACGTCTGACGCTCAAGTGACTCAATGGTTTTCTTACACTTTGGGTCAACAAACAACTGCCTCACGCCATCCGCTGATCGCAGTCTTGAATTGACTGCGTTAATTCTGTCTCTTATCGCTGAGTGCGAGTTTCTAACCTTTACCTCAAAGCCTGCATTTTGCAGTATCGACAAATCAGTGCGCCCGCCCGCTGATGTCTTACGCTGCCGGCACGCAGGGTCAGGGTATATCGTAACATTTTTAGTGCCAAATCTCTTGCGTATCTCGTCAGCCATCTCATCCGTATTGCTACCGAAGATCACAATCTCATCAAAGACATGAAGCATATTGCCTCTGCGCGTCATTACCACCGCAGACATGGGATCAAGGTTAAAGTCCATCCCAATTAGTATACGGTCAGGCTCGCCGTGGTAGCGGATGACTGACTGCTCGCGGCTGAAGTTGTAGTAGATGACCCCTGAGTAATTGACAAACTTGGCCTCATATTCCTGCTCGAACGTGCGCTCATCTAAGTCCTGCTTTGCGGCAGTGATCTCATTAGCGTCTACGTTCCCGCCTTGCAGCGTGGTGTACTGATGCGATGACCAGCCCGCGTCCTTGTCAACTCCCTTAGTCCAGAGATCATAGAAGTGATTACGGCCTTTGGGGGTGCCGATAAATATGGCTGACCCCTTGCGGTCTGACAGTGAAGGTCTAATAACCTCAAACCACGCCTCTTTCCGCATGTCGGCAAACTCGTCAAGGACACAAAAGTCTAGTGCGCGTCCGCGAAGGTTGTCGGGCTTCTCTGCCCCCTTAAGGCTGATGATAGATCCGTTAGCCAGATGCAGGCTCAGTGCCGTCTCGTTGGTCTTGGTGATGTACTCCGGTGGGATTGCCTCTATCAACATCCCCCAGGCGATTTCTTTAGCCGCCTTGTAAGTGGGTGCGATATACCAGCAGTTCCTATTTTCGCCCTGTAGCGCTGCCCTGATGAGTTCTGCGGTTGAGAGAAACGTCTTGCCGAATCGACGCCCCGCCACTATTACTCTAAAGCGTGCCTGATTGGTGAAGATGTCTGTCTGAGGCTTAGTTAGTTGCACTATCTGCGAGCTTGATAACTAGCGGCGGCAAGTCCGTGACCTCTTGGATGTCCTCTCTCGCATCGGGCAGATACTTGTTAAGTAGGCGTATGCGTTGCTCGTTGGCTGTCTTGAGCTTTAGCAGTTCCTTCTGGAAATCCGCAGAGCTAACGTCTAAGCCCTCGATTTTCTCAATGTTGTCAAGCACATAGTCAACTTTGCCCCTATTCGATAGATAGGTGCGTAGTTCTTCCTTCCTAGCTTGCTTTCTAACGTGTGCGTCTGTCTTTGCCATTATGCATTTGGGTGCGGAATTGGGTTGGCCCAATACTCTCCGCGTGCCGCTCCTGCTCTGATTTGCCCACTCACTAGATCATCGGTATCCATCGGAAAGGACTCCACTGTGCCGTCATTAAACGCCACTAGATAGGTGCCTTCCTCATCAGGCATCTCGCCAGTGCTTATAGCTTTCCAGTCTATAACCGCGATCTGTCTCATAGTAATAGGTTATCAGAAAACAGAAAGTGCCGTGGTTGATTAAATTACGCTCCATGTCTGGCCCCCGCGTATTCATTCAATCTATTGACGCCACGGCTCGCCATCGGAGTGTGGGGGCAACTATTTTTTATTTCGATAAATGACTGGCCTTGTAGCTCTCCTCAAGGCAGGCGGGCATCTGACCACCTCTAGGGGCGGCTCCTGGGCTTGGCTGAATGGCACTACAGACAAGTCCGGTTGTATTGCCATATCCTGCCCCGTTCTTTCTGCCGCCTGAGTAGCGGCCTGCAATGCTAATCTAACGTCTGCGCTGTCGTGAAACGTCAAGGACAGTGCTGATAGATTCCCTTGTAATCGGGCCATCCGTTTTCTCCCCCAGAGTCTTTGTGCATTTGCACCATATCGCAGTAGTGAGCCTCCATTTGTTTGTGATCTTCATAGTCACCAGACATACCCACTACCGCTAATAACGCGATAAACGCGCACGATACTGCTATCCCTAAATCACTCATCGGTTATCAACTCCCTGTATTTTCTGAACGCTTCTTTGTCGCCCAGAACTATGTCAATAAACTCAAGATACTGCTTTTCTAAGTACCTGTGCTTGATTACCTCAACAGCCATCGCCATCTGTTGCTCATGGTTGAGCGACTTCCAGTGATACTTCTGGCTAACAAACGTGTCCAACAACTGATTTGATAAAGGCTCGTATGACATAACAAAATCCTCCTGCAGCCAAAAGTACACCCATAAACCCCCATAATCAACACTTACAGTTATAATCGTTCGCTATAACCTAGTTGTAGCTTATAATCTCATAATCAGGGTCAAGCTCCTTTTGCCTGACCTCTAGCCTGTAATGCTTGCCTATCTCTGCCCGCACTTGGCGGGTTGTCTTAAAAATGGCCCTGCTCTTTTCTCTCAATATCTCCATGTGGCCTGTGCCTAGCAACTGCTCACAAAGTCTTGCCATCTCTAACGGGTTCTCTGTCGTCCAGCGGTGATGGTAGTGACACATAGTAATAGCGTTATCCATTGACCACCTGACGGCCTTGTTGCGCCGGCCGTAAATATGACAGCACTCAAGTGTCTCCTGCTTTCCGCAAACCACGCACTCGCCATCCCTAGCCCTGACTGCCTTACTAAACCAAATATCTGCTGAATCGCGCTTAACCGCCATCGTTCGCGTGTTCCTTGGTGAACCGTCTTTCTCGACCTATCGCCTTGTCAAAAAATTGACAGTGAATACAAAACCAACCGTGAAGCCTGCCGCCTATCTCCTCCAGGAAGATCGGCAGGGTTTCAGTGTTGCATTTCGGACACCGTTTCTGGAGTAAATTCAATTTCATTTTCTTCAAAAAAAAGCGCCGTCTGCCACGCCTCCACGAAATCGCTGACAGGCATCGCTACCGTCACGCCATCTGGGAACGTATCCGTATAAACAACCGTGTGGTTTTTGTCCGATATATCCGTAATGCACCCGCCAATAGTCGCTGGCAGGAACACCACCATGCCCTTGTCCTTGGGTAGTTCTGCGGCAATAAGCATCACTCTAAGCTCTCCCATTCAATAATGTCACCGCAATAC